GTGGGGTAAGGGGAAGGTATGCACAAATCGGACAAAATTCACGCTCATACTATCATGATGCATAGTGTTCAAGCTCTTTACTGCAATTGAGATTGCCATTGAGATTGCTTGCGGATTTTAGGTTTATAAGAAACGGAGCTGTAACACATTTTGAAGAAAAGATATTAACGCCTTCTGATAGTCATGGGTATCGTTCTGTTGTTCTAACAAAGAATGGCATTCATAAAACGCATAGCGTTCACAGATTGGTGGCTTTAGCTTTCATTCAAAATCCAAATAACTATACTCAAATAAATCATAAAGACGAAAATAAATCCAATAACAGAGTTGAAAATCTTGAATGGTGTACACATTCATACAATATGAATTATGGAACGCTCCAAGAGCGTAAGGGGAAAGCTAATGGTGTGCTAGTCTATCAATATACCAAATCTGGTGACTTCGTTAAGAAATATCCTTCGTTGAAATCAGCAGCGGTAAGTAACGGATTCCAAAGTTCACCTATTCAAAATTGTTGCTGTGGAAGAAGTAAGACTTCGTATGGATTTATATGGAAATATTAATTAAAAGATTTTTGGAGGAGAAAATTAATGGCAAATCAGATAACCGGACGGATAATCGAAATTGGACAAACTGTTCAAATACCATCCAAAAACGGTGGTTCCTCATTTACAAAACGGGAGTTTATTTTAGATGCTACCACTTACGACCCTTATACGGGAGAGCGTAGCGAGTATGAGAACATTATTCCCTTAGAGTTTTCGGGTGACAAGTGTACAGAACTTGACCGCTTTAATCAGGGTGATGTTGTTACTGTATCATTTGTCTTACAAGGGCGTTCTTGGACGAATCAAGACGGAGAATTCAAACGTATGGTATCCATTCGATGCTATAAAATAGAAGCGCGTGGCGGTGTATCTCAATCCCAACAGACAACATCGATACAACAGCCAGCGCCACAACCGACTTATCAGCAACAGCCGCAGAACTTTCCGCCTCCGGTTGATGCTAATGGCAATGTAAAGGATGATTTGCCTTTTTAGCGTATGCTGTTCGACTTGAAGAATGAATATCAAATACCCAAGTTCAAGGAGTATGTAAACAAGCTGTTTAGTGAACGTGCGGTGGTGGAAGTGAAAAAGAAACTACCTAACCGCACGCTTGCCCAAAACAGCTACTTGCATCTTCTTTTAGGGTATTTCGGTAGTGAGTACGGTTGCAGTCTCGACGAAGCAAAAATTGATTTTTATAAGAGGACTTGCAACCGTGATTTGTTTGAACGTAAGACGGTCAACAAGAAAGGCAATGAAGTAACCTATCTGAGAAGCTCTGCCGAACTGACAACGGGGGAAATGACCCTGAGCATTGACCGTTTCCGTAATTGGAGCGCATCGGTGGCTGGTATCTATCTGCCGGCTGCAAATGAACATCAAATGCTGATATATGCCCAGCAGGAAATACAAAGAAATCAAGAATTTATTTAGTTATGATAGAAACAAGAAAAACAGAAATCAGGTATGTGACATCTGATCCGAAAAAGATGCTCAACATGTACCTTGCAAAACGTGTCCTCAAAACATGGGAGGAATCTTTCATTGATGAAGATACAGGTGAAACAGTAACCATCGAACGGAATGAAATTCTTTTTGACCGTGGCACGCTGATAGACCAAGACACTTTGGCGAAAATTCGTTTCAGTATGGAAGCTGACGGCATTAAGGAAGTGGAAGTCAGCAACCAGAACCGCTTGGCATTCGAGAACGAGAACAGTGTTTTATATCCGTACATCGCTCAAGCGCAAATAGGTGACAAGAAACATAAGTTCCTGCTGTATGCCACCGGATTGGAGAATACTTGTAGTATCTTGAAAGATTACATCGAACTAAACTATATGTTCGGATTCACCTTGACAATGGTCAAGGAGTTCGATTCTTGCGTGATTCTTACTGACAACTTGAAAGAACGTAAGGTTGACGATGCTTCGCTTGCCTATCTCAAAAATGAAATCACTATGGCAGAATACGTTGACAAAATGGACGATGAGACGGAAGATAGTGACGAAGAATCTAAACCGAATGAAAAGAAATTCTACCAGATTGAGACGAAAATCACATTCACGGATGGGGAGAATGAAGACGAGAGAGTTCAGACTTTTGTCGTGAACACCTTCAACGTTGACAGAGCGATGATGCTTATTACCCACTATCTCAAAAACAAAGAGGAAGAATGTGAGAAACAAGCCAAAGAAAAGGGACATGAGTTCAGAAAGAGGGAAATCCATACAGCCATTGAATCTGCTAAACCTATCCCGGTCGGGCGGTTTATTCCGAAAGAGTTTTCAATGGCTTATATGGAATAACTTTGTTAACCTGCCTGTCCGGTCTGTGAAGATGGGGCGGGCGAAAATGGGGGTGCGCAGTGGAGTGCTTTTGACTTTCGAGAGGTGCACATGGTAGAAAGTACGGTACGTGAGATATAAGGAGTAATTAACCTTAGAAGTAGCGCAAAAGGATAAGTCCTTAATTGGGTGTTCGAATCGCCCCATCTCCACATAAATGTGAGCCACACATAAATGGCAAGGGTTAGTAAAGAATGGTTGTGCCCCGGAGAATACGCTTCGGGGCTTTTAATTGGAAAACTATGAATGAAATATTAACTGGTAAGATTTGTCCCTATTGTGGCAAGCCTACCGAATACGTGGATAGTTCTGTAATCTACGGATACTCCTACGGCATGATTTACCTCTGCCGTGATTGCAGGGCTTATGTAGGCGTTCATAAGGGTACAGACCTGGCATTAGGGCGTTTGGCAAATGCGGAATTGAGGGAAGCCAAGAAAGAAGCCCATTTCTATTTCGACCAGATAGCCAAAACCAATCTTATCAATAAGATTTGGAAGAAACATATCCCGAATACATCAAACAGAAACAAGGCTTATCTGTGGCTTTCTAACCAACTGAATATACCACGTGAAGTTTGCCACATAGGGATGTTTGATGTGGAGGATTGTAAAAGAGTTGTTGAATTGTGTAAACCAATAGTAGAATGCCGTACTATATAAAACGAAAGGCTAAGAAGAAAGACAAGCCTTTACCTCTGTTTGATAAAGCGGGGGTAACAATAAAGAAGAAGCCGGATTTAAAAGCTAAACTCGACAAGGAGTTTTCCCTTTTCATCCGGCTTCGTGATTGTATGCCTAACGGTTGTTTTCGCTGTATCTCTTGTGGGCAGATAAAGCCGTTTGCGCAAGCCGATTGCGGTCACTATTTCAGCCGCACGCATCTGGCTACCCGCTTTGACGAAGATAACTGCCATGCGGAATGCCGACACTGCAACAGATTCAAAGCCGACCATTTGGAAGGCTATCGGGTAAATCTAATTGCTAAAATCGGACAACGGAAGTTTGATTTATTAAAATGGAAAATAAAAGATTCGAAGGATAATCCTCAAAATTATAAGAAATCAGATTTTGATTATGAACAGCTAATCAAGTATTACAAGGCACTTAGTAAGAAGTTACGAAAGGAGAAAGGATTATGAGAACAATTAAATTCAGAGGGAAAAGTACCAACAATGGCAAATGGGTATATGCCGAACTGCACGGGCTTGGCATGGATTTGTTTAATGAGTGCGTAAACGAAGATACTATCGGGCAGTTCACGGGATTACGAGATAAGAACGGACAAGAGATTTATGAGGGGGATATTGTACAACTTGACTATATTACAACGCTTGGAAAACATCGCATAGGACTTTCATTTGAGGTCAAATGGTGTACCCAAGAGGGATGCTGGGTTGGATGGGATGGCTTTGTAGAAAATACTCTTCAACAGACACACAAAATGTTTGTAGTTAAAGGTAATATCTACGATAACCCCGAACTACTGAAAGGAGATATAAAATGACATACAAGCTACGTGATTACCAACAAAAAGCCTCTGATGCAGCCGTTTCCTTCTTCAATAACAAGGCAAAGAAAACAAACGCTATCATGGTTTTGCCTACGGGTAGCGGAAAGTCGCTTATCATAGCGGATATAGCCGCAAGGCTTGACGGGCATACTTTAGTGTTCCAGCCCTCAAAGGAAATACTCGAGCAAAACTTCAAGAAGCTCTGCTCATACGGCATTCTTGATTGCAGCATCTATTCGGCTTCCTTTAATTCAAAGGAGATAAGCCGAATAACATTCGCCACCATCGGCAGTGTGAAGAATCACCCCGAACTCTTTACCCACTTCAAAAACATCATCGTTGATGAATGCCATTTGGTAAACCCCAAAGAGGGAATGTATAAGGATTTCTTTGAAGCTGTAAAGTGCAAAGTCTTAGGACTGACAGCGACACCATACCGTCTAAGCTCCAGCCGTGACTTCGGCTCTATGTTGAAGTTTATTACACGGACGAAGCCTCATGTATTTTCAGAGGTCATTTATCATGTACAGGTATCTACTCTTTTGGATATGGGTTATTTGGCGAAGCTAAACTATTATCCGATGGATAAAGAACTTAAAAAATATAATGGCAACGAGTTTAAGAAGTGTAACCTAAAAAGGAATAGTACTGGTGCCGACTACACAGATAGGTCAGTTCAAAAGGAATATGAACGGATAGACTTCTACGGCTATCTCGTCCATATCGTCCAAAGGCTGATGAACCCCAAAGCCGGAGGAAAACGGAAAGGCATTTTGGTATTTACCCGCTTCTTGAAAGAAGCGGAACGGCTTACATGGTCTATACCCGGAACCGCAATTGTTTCGGGTGATACTCCTAAGAAAGAACGCGAACATATTCTTGAAGCGTTCAAAGCTGGTGAAATATCTGTTGTTGCCAATGTAGGTGTACTTACCACAGGCTTTGACTATCCGGAACTCGATACGGTCGTTATGGCACGTCCTACAATGTCACTTGCCATGTGGTATCAGATAGTCGGTCGTGCCATCCGCCCGCATCCTTCTAAAGAATGTGGATGGATTGTGGATTTATGCGGTAACATCAAAC